GGCAAGTTTTGTATAAGCTTTGGATGCTTCCTCGTAAGTATTTGCTTGCTCTGTATACTTGACCATATTCTCTTTGGCAGTATAGCCAGTAGCATTTTTGATCTTGGAGATCAAAGAATTAGAAGACTTTTTGTTTTTAGCAACAGTCTTTTGAACTTGCGTAGATGTTGGCTCTTGGTACGTATAAACCCATTTACCGGAAGAATCTTTAGTTCTTGTAATATACTTATGATTATCACTAGTAGACCCTTTGGAATAATGCATAAGTTCTGTACCATCGCTCATATGACAGATGAAATCCAATATATCACCTCCCTATTTAAGCAGTATCAACACTCTTATTCTTATATGCAATTTTGCCAGAACCCCAGACACCATTCTTAATTTGTTGCATGTCGTAGCCTCTATCAGCCAGAGCAGTATAAACTCCAACGTCTCCGCGTTTGGCAACGTATTGCACAACGCGACCAGATGGAGTTTGGACATCACCAACATTCTTATTCATCAACTCAGCAAGCTTTTTATTGTATGCATTAACATAAGTCATGCTAAGCTTGCCGGATGAATTTCGCATTGGTGTTGTGGGATTCAGTTCATTTTTGAGATAAGAAGAGAGCTCAGCCTTCGACTTTTTGTAAGTCTCTTTATAGACTTTCTGCTCATTCTTCTTCACCCATTTCATATCTTGTTTTTGTAAATGTTTCCTACCAGCTTCAGTAAGTGTTCCGTCTTCGTTTTGATAACGTCTAACACCCCACTTTTGGCCGAGGATGCCATGATGCGCGAGTTCTGCCATATGGTTATCCTCCTTAATCAAATGCTTCTCTATTGAGCTTATAAGCCACGTATGCATCGAGCATAGCAGCGACGTTATCAATCTTTTGAGAATGTCTCTCTTTAAGTAGCTTGCGATTACCATTGGTATCTTCCAAAGCTATGCAGTTGCCCATTGCAAATGTCATAAGTTCTTCATCGAACAGCAGCATCCTACTCTCAGCAAGTTTCCTCAATTCGCCAAGAGGTACAGACTCTGTTTTAGCGCCTTGAATGACCTTCTCGATACCAAAAGGTCCATTCTCTCGTCCCCATCTCTCAACAAATTCTTGAGCGTTATATGGGTCATATCCGAAGCATCTAACATCATATCCTGCATCAGTAATAAATGCATCGAGGTCGTCATATACCTGCATCATATCCAGAACAGTCCCCTCCATAATTATTAACGAACCTTCACGTATGAATTCTTCATATTTAATTCTCATGGCTTGAGTAAGTCTGGATAGTGTCAAAGATGTTATATAACTTCTGGTCTTAACACCAAAAGACCCATCGCTAATTGGGAATAAGAACGTGAATGCACAGAAGTCATCACCTCTAGAAAGGTCAGCACCCATAGCACAGGGCATCTGCCAGAATGTTCTGCGCCTATGAGGAAGTGTCTGCTCATACGTAAAGAAGTATGTATAACCTTCTGTAGGAATGCCGAAACGTTTTGCAAGGGTATCATTTCTAGTAGCGGGAGCTTTTTCAGCGCGTTCGACTTCCAGCTGATACGTCTCATAACTAACCGTCTTTCCCAAATTCGGATTTGCTTTAATCCACATTTCTGGATGGGCTACTTCCTCAACAGAGTCGAGTTTGTAATACCAAATAGAGACATGGGGGTTAACATACTCTCCTTTTAGAATAGACATTAGCTCCATTTTGATTGTATCACCAGAACCATTTCGAACTGTACCTTCAGAACTGGTTGCCACAATGAGGTAGTCGTCAACTTTGGATGCACCTTGCTCAATTGCACCAATAGGATCTTCTCTAAGATCACCAGAAAGCCATTCATCGACAGTTGCTACTTTACATCTAAGACCCTGAAGCTTATTGATGCTAAGTGGTCTTGCTTCGAGCAGAGAACCAGTTAAAAAGTTCTCAACACCCTTCTTGGTAGATGCTAATTTCTGTCTATCGGCTTTTGAACCTGTGGTATTCTGCAAAGAGCCCTCCGTTAAAAATTTAAACAATGGTCCGCGAGCTCTAGTAATAGAAGTTCTGATAGGAGACAATACTTCTTCAGCTAATTTCATTGTTGGCGCAACAGTAATTTGATGAGTCGTAGAAGTGTCAACATTTAAGAAATATGAATGCAAACATGAATCATATATAGACTTTGCTGCACCACGACCAACAATAAGATACTGTTTATTAACCAATCTTTTCTTGATTAGCTTACGAACAAATCGACCACCATTACCTGAAGGATCTGGTTCCCAAACACTACGCTCCGCAAAGTAATACCACCCAAATATCTCTTCGGCCCATAACTTAAATGAGTCGAGCATGACGAGATCCGTGCCATCTGTAAGAGTCAGTTCGTTTTCGCAATAAGCAATAAATCCATTAATAGCTTGGTCATCATACCAAATTCCTGGATTAACAATAAGAGAATCAATACGATTCATCTCCATCTCGATCTCTTTGTTGACAGGGATTTCAC